ATGCATTGTGCCAATACCAATCACCTTAGTACCAGTATACACCTTTGGTTCAGCCTTTGTAGCTACATGAGCACCACTATTGAGTGATTTGTGTTTAGCAAAGTCGTTTGCACCAGCACGTACAGGCATCACTTTAGGAGCAACATACGGCTTAACAATTTGTTGAGCACGACCTTTATGCTCAACCAGACCATACTTCTTCATGTACTCTGCCCAGCTATCTTTCGCTTTAGCTTTTTGCTTACGAGTCGTTTTAGACTTAGTACTCAAATAGATAACAGCCATTACTGTGCCGCTTCCTTAGAAATCGTCTGTACTTTATTCAACCCATTGTCCATGATGCGGAATAGCCCACTCAGACCAACGGTAGCAATGACAATACCAACAATCACACCAATAAAAAATGATTTCATACTTGCTCCAATCAATACATTAATTATACGCGTTTCTGGATAAAATGTCAACAGTTATTTTACTGCAATGTTTCGGGGGAGTAGTGGGTTTGGGGTTGTTGCCAGATTAGTTCTTCCACGACGTCCAAGACTTCGAGTAGTTCTTCGGCTGTGATGAATTCAGAAGGCAGGACGCCTTCTAAAACGAGCTGGATACGCTCTTCTTTAGATAAGTTGTGCACGTTCATAAGTTTGCTGTCTGTTATGGATCAGGCCCAACCCTGATCGTTTGCTTTTAACGCATTATGCTTACTGTATTGGATGATCAGTCCTATCTCGTCATAACGCAACTCGTAATGGGTGTTTGCAACCAGAGCCATCAGGGAGAGTGCACATATCGGATACACCAAATTTTCCAGACAACAAACTTATGAAGCCCCCGAAGGGGCAGGTGCTTACTTAAAGACGCGAGAAACGTAGTAGTATGCGTTAGCGAACGTAATACCCAACTCAACTTGAATTAGCTTGGCAACATCACTCGGAGTCTTGCCACGGTTGGCTTCAAAGATAGCCAAGGCGCGTGCTTTTTTGTCGTTGGTAGGTTTAGCGGCAGCTGCAGTCATTTCATTTTCCTTCATAGCAAAGATATATGGATGTTTAACTTTCATATTAGCGAGCTTCTCCTCCGCCTTCTTGAAGGCGAAAGTAGGTTCATAGTCCTCGTCCATGAGAATCGCCTGCTCGATTAAGCATTTCGCAATAATCGGTGCATCGATGTTACATTCAACGGGACTACAACCAAGCTGTTTAATAATCTTGTTAGACAGCGCTAGCGGATCTTGTGCTTCACTAATATCGTCACTAATCTTAACGATTGCACGGTTAAGTGAACCCTTAGGATCAATACTATACTTTTTCAACACAGACTGAACATCCACCATTTTCAAATTCCTCTATCAGTTAAGGTAGAGCCTATTGTACAATAGTTTTGAACAATTGTCAACAGTCGTTACAACCGCATGTAGCGGTCATCTTCCAATTCGCAAGACTCTATACATTCATCATCCAAGAATAAACGTATGTCCCAACTTATTGCTACTCTAGTCCTCTCATCGTTTTGTGAAGAAGAGTGGACCATATGTTTCAAATAGCCAGGAAATACAATAGCTGTATTCTTTTCAGGGGTGTAGTAGTAATCGTTGCACACACTATGCGATTTACCTTCCGCATCATTGACTCGGCCAACCTCATACTCCCCGATATATCCTCGCGGATCGACGAGCATGATATCGCCACCGCCATCAGTGAAGTAAAATGTACCGACACACCATGCTTCAGGGTGATAATGAAGTGGCACAGTGTTTTGTGGATTGCGTATTACGCGCATCCACGCACGTCTTAACACAACGACGCCTTGTTTATATCCAACATCCCACGCATGCTGTTGCGCTGTTTCTAGAATCCATTTTCTAAAAACAACATCATCATCATCATTCTTTGTCGTGGTGACATCTCTATAAAATGTTCTACCCTCGCTACTAGCATTAACTGCAGCATTGTAGATACGTTCAGTCGTTTCGGTGCTATGGGGCCACTTATGAAACGATATCGGCGTCGTGAATATGTGTTGCAACATTTATGCGATAAGTGCAGTTCCAGGACTGGGAAGCTCGTGGGTTTCATGGTATCGATCGAAAAGGTCGAATGCCTTTTCACGATAGTCTGCAGTCTTTTTGACAAATAACTGATATTTGTCCTCGCCTTCCTCAATAGCAATCAAGATTGCGATCTGAGGGATTTTGATTGGTTTGATGTCTTTGTACATCTCTTCAATCATAATTGCATACACAGTAGACTGAATGAAGTAGTCTTCAATCCAATCTTCGCGTTTGTTTTTGATCGATGTCTTAAAGTCGGCAATCGTATTCAAACCTTGAAAGCGACAGAACAAGTCAGTACGACCAGCAGTCTTCAGTCGGTGTGAGAACAAAGCCATTTCATTACCATACACAGCTTCAACATTCTCATCGATTAATGGTTTGATGTTGTGGAACAGCTCAACACTCAATGGCATTGCACTGCCAATGTAGTTGTCCGCGTTGCGTAGATAATCTTCACAGATCTGATGCATCTCTGTGCCGCGGCTCGATGCACGGCGAGATATACGAGCGGCTTCTTGTTCACCGACTCGTTTCTTCCACTTCTCTAAGTGGGTTTTGTCTTTCATTGCTGAAAGGACAGTAGTAACCGACGGATAGAGAATACCATCTGGGGTACAGTAGTATCTCTTACCGTCGATATAAGTTGAGTCGAGATCTACGTTGGGTAGGTTGTAAATCTCGAACAGCTTTCTATTTTGCTTGGTCTTCGTGCTGAATCTTTGCAAGGATGTAATCTTTCACCAGTGAACTTCTAACAATATCATCTGTGGTGAATTCAATACGAGTGAAAGCTTTCATCAGTCCGGCGATATCAAAGAACTTTAAGATTCCTGATTTGTCGTCGCGCTTCTTCAAGTCACACTGTCTATAATCACCACACCAAATAATTTTCGATCTGTGGCCGACTCGCGTCATAACAGTATCGATTTCTTCATACGTCATATTTTGCATTTCATCAACAATAATGATTGCATCATCAAACGTCATACCACGAATAAAGGACGTCGAGATAAACTCAATGTAGCCTTGTTCTTCGAGGCGTTGGTAAGCATCTTTTCTACCAAACATTGTCTCACAGATTTGTCTGTAAGGCTGCTGGTAAATGTCTAACTTACCTTCAATATCACCAGGCAGATGCCCGATCTCTCTACCTTGCACAGCAGACCTAACAATAATTACCTTACTGAAAGGGTTGCCTTTATCTAAAACTTCTTCGAGTGCTTTATACACTGCAATGAAGCTCTTACCTGTACCTGCCACACCGTGAAGTGCTACGAAGTAGTCTCCACGTTTATATGCATCATAAAATTTCTTTTGATTATTAGTCAATGGATCAAACGTTTTCATGTGATCCAATTTAATTTTCAACGGCTGATGTTGTCTTGATGCTTGCTCTGTCTGTGTTGTGTCTGCACCAACAATATGAAGTGCGTTATTTGAGCGTTTGGCCATTTGTATCCTACAGGTTAGATTTATTGTCCGCTCGAGCCTTTCCACTTACGTACAGCTCGTTCGGTTTGAACTTGCTTAATCGATTTCCTTACATTGTTCTCAGCCAACGGAGAGTCGGGATGTGCTTCAGAGATCTTTGTGATAACGTCTTTGAAGCCATCATCAATCTTTCCTGTAATAGAGACGCCAGACACAATACTAGGCGCACTGCTACTATCGAAATATCTTTCGTGTGTAGGGTTGAGTGCCTTGTATTCGTCCAAGTCTTTAATACTCATTATAATATCGAAGACCTCTTCGGTCTCCTTGTCAATGAAGGAATAGATTGGCATCTTACTTCTTCGACGTTTTACGTTGAGTAGCCGTGGTCTTCTTAGCAGCTGGAGCGGCTTTCTTAACGACTGGCTTTGCGGCAGCTTTAACAGCAGGCTTTTTAGCAGCAGGTTTCTTTGCTGTAGCAGTTTCTTCGCGTTTAACGAAAGTACGTTTCTTTGCAGGTGCCTTTTCTACAATCGCAGCGAGCACTGGTGCTACTTCAATTGCAGGCGTTTGCGCACCTTGGGTAGTTTGTTTGGTACCAAATCCAAACAACTGAGCTAGTTTTGACAACATTTAAGTCTCCTTGTTATTTTAGTAGTCATCCATTTCGAGGATGTCTTTCAGGTTTTTAGTCCTCAGCGCTTTGTCGAGCGCATTATTGGCCTTTTGTTGCTTGTGTGTGCGCACCTTCTTTGAAAGATGACGTCCGTTCTCTTCATACTCGAGAAAGGCTGTGTGTGTTTGTTTACTTTGTTTTGGATGAAGGAGTTGGTGCTTCATTTGTTACAGGCTCCGAAATAAGACCGGGAAATGCTTCTTTAATCAGCTTTACGTTGATTCCTTTGTAGGGAACTTTCTTTTCCTTCATCGCGTTGAGAAGGACAGCATCTTCCGGATGCACTGATTCTAACAATTCAATATACAGCGCTTCACGCTTTAGCTTGGTTAAATTCGGATTGCCGCCCTTGATGAAGAGGTACAGACGTCTGACTTCTGAAACTAATCTCATCTCTTGAGCTGGATATGGACATGGCTTATATGGTGGAGCGCCTGCAGGCAAGTCCCATACAATGTTTGGATCAAAAGCGTATTTTAAGATAGCTTGTAGGGCTGCACTATTGTGCTTGTGCAGCACTTGAATCTTTTCCTCGGTCGTCTTTTGCGTAGACGCCAATTCAATTATTTGGAATAATCCTAATCTCATATTAAAACTCGCTAATTTGATCTGATAATGTTCTGAGGTTGTGTTGAGCAAAATACTCCGCCAACCGGTTAGGCTTATTGGCCTCGCTATGGTATTTTTCTAAGACAGATGTCTTAATATCGTCTGGAATCATGTGAAGGTCAATCAGCTGCTCGTTGCGCTTAAAGTTCTTTAATTGGTCTGGAGGGAGTACAGTCGACAGGTCAGCAATCTCGCACAGATGCTCGATTCGTTTTGCTGGGAGGTTTTTCTGTCGTTCGCCGACAGCGAGACACGTGTCGGGAGACATGATGTTAGGAATGCCATCGCCTCGATCGCCTTTGAGGATATGCTCGCGAAGGTATCGGTGAGGGTCACCATGTTTGATATACTTTTTGAGTACAGGATTGTACTGCTCGACGTTTCCATAAATCTGTAATTGTACAAAATCTTTATCGCCCGAGAAAATCAAAATCTTCTCGCCCGATGCAAGAATGGTGCCATACTCAATGCACAATGTCGCAATAACGTCATCTGCTTCGGCACCATCCACCTGGACTACTCTGTATGGCGAATACGCCTTCAGCTCATCCCTGACTTTATTTAGACAATTAAAGATCTGGTTCCAATCCATTTCTGAATCTTCACGTGCCTTTTTACGGTTTGCCTTATAATATGGGAAAACTTGCTTGCGCCAGTAACGCTTATCATCACAAGCAATTACAAGTTCTCCATATTCGCCATAGTTCCTACGATAGGAACGAAGCGAGTTAAGCACCATGTGCCTAACAAGATCTTCCTCGATCGCAGTGTTTGTGTGGTTACCAAGCTGTGCCATCATGTTGGCAATCATAACTTGGTTTATATCAACAATAATCATATGGCGATTGTATCACAAAAATGACTTAATGTCAAGTCGCTTTCTGACTTGGGTGTAAGTTCTTTTCGTATAACGTATTGGACAAGTATGTATTCCATTGTTGAGTGCGATATGGCCAGCCATAGAACACATCTGCATATGATTTCTGGCCACCAAGACGTGTTTGCACACCTTCGGTCCAGTAGTTGTCGACCGCACTAGCTAGGTGCGCGTATAGCACATTGGCATGATCGCGTTTGTTTTGTGTCCATTGATACATCCAGGTCCAATTAGCGGCCGTCTCATGCAATGCACCATAGTTAGGATGGATACACAAACAACCAGCACTCATTGCTTCCATCAATGCAATACATGACGTTTCCAGCCAGATAGATGGGTATGCTTGGATATGTGCTTCTGCCAACGCTTCACGTACAACTGCGTTTGGTTGGTAGCCGTGGTAGTTGATCTTTGGATGTGCTCTGCACCGATCAAACAACTCTTGGTATGGTGCATCACGTTCTTCCCACCCATAGGCAGCGAACGATGAGAACACGTCTAACTCAACGTTGTCGTAGTTTTCGGCCAGTTTTTCAAAGACTGGTACCAAGATCTCCAAACCACGATGAGGTGTGGTGTTGTAGATGATCTTGATCTTGTCTTTCGACTTTTCTTTTACGGGGATTGGTTCAATGGCATTTTGCAAAACCATACATTTATACCAAGGCAATCCATAGTGCTGTTGGTATGCTTGCAATTGCCAGTTGGAGACGAAAATCAACTTCTCAAAGTTGTTCCATCCACCGTTGGCTAAGTGGGCTGATTCTGGATCGCCAGGAAGATCGTGGAGCCAATACAGCTCAATCTTACCAGCTTCTGGGCCACGATATCGGCTTGCTGTAATATGGAATGGCTCAAGTAGTTCAGGAGCGATGCGGTCGGCTAGGCCGTACTTCATCATCTCTGTACCGCCCATCGCATTCTTACTCAATTCATCAGTTGCAATACTCATTATATTCTCACGCTAAAATAACACTCTTGATACTATCTAGGCGGAACGAACGCCACGCATTCTTTTCCACATCCCATACAGCCAAGTTTGCATCATTAGCCTCTTTTGTACGCTCAGTAGTTTTCTCATGTGGAATAGCAACACCTTCCTTCAACGTACACTTCATAGTACGTTCGGTGCCATCTTTCTTTGTGAATACAACCTCAACTGTACCGTTGCGGAGCGTAGACTTCAACCACTCACGTCCCTCAAGGGATGCCATCATATGTTCCATCATTTTCCTTTTGTCAATAACCACGAATCTTTATTATAACTTAACTGAGCAGTGCCACGACTTGGGGTTTGCATTACCCAATATTGCTTACCCTCAATCTCACGCTCGTTAATAATATTACCACGAACGGACTCATTAGTCAACTTATTTTTAAGGACTACGTCTGTTTTGGTTCTGTATAGATTTTGTTTTAGCATAATAATTGGTGCGCTGACTAGGAATTGAACCTAGACTCGATCGATTATGAGT